GTTGTGCTAAATGACTTTCCATACGTTCTCCCCATTGTTCTAATGGTATATCAGCAACTAATGCTTGTATAGGCATACGTGCCCACATTGCACCGCCATGAACACTTGTTTCTTGTTCATCGTCTAACTCTATCTCACAACCAGTAAAAACAACTTGAAAAGATAAAGATCTGTCAGGAATGGTATTTACCGCTATGGCAAGGGCATGAAGATATTCTCCATGGTAATCTTGATGATTAGCTGTAAATTCCTTTCGCACCCAGCATTTAAAATGCGGGATGTTAGAAATTAAGTAAGGCACTTTTTATCTTTTTTTACGTCCTACTTTTCTTTTTACTCCACCACGGGATTTCATTTTGGATTTTTTAACTCCGCCGCCTACACGCATTTTAGACATTTTTCTTGGCATATTTATTCTCCTAATAATATACTCTGTTATTAAACGATGAAGATTCCTCTTCATCCGCCCAATCATTACTTAATCTTAAGAACCCTCCTTGCCTAAATCTCATTAAGGCTTGAGTCATACTATCGACTAAGTCGTCATGCTCTCCACTAGGAAAGTCATCGACTTCTTCTACAAGTTCTTCAGCCCAATTTGTTTGAGGAACCCAAACTTTACCATCAGCTAAAATGGAACTTATTGAATTTACTCTTGCTACTTTATCTTGTCCTCGACTAGGTGTAAAGTTAAAAATAGGAATTCCTACTGCCCTTAATTCTTGTGTTAAAGGTAAGCCACTTGCTTTAGCTTCTATAATTACAGAATCAGGTTGCCATTGTTTATAATATTTTATTGCAGCTTCTTTTAATTCAGGAAAATCAAACCTATCATGTAAAACATCTAATAAGATTATATGAGCTTGTTTACCATCGTAATATTCTTCCCCTATTTTTCCACTAGGATAAAAAATACCCCAAGTCGTTACTGCGGTAAAGTCAGCAGATTCTTTTTTCAAAAAAGCTGTATCGAAAGATTGAATAATATATTCACAATAAGGTGCATCTTCACTTTCCCAGATTTTAAACCATTCTTTAGGAATAATAGCAATCTCACCGCCAGTAGGTTGTTGCATATAATTAGCAAACCATTTACTAGGGGATATACTAGCTTTTACTTTTTCTAATTCATCTAACGACCAAAAATTACCCCATAAAGGATTACCGCTAGGCAATATAGCAGGGAACTCTATAATTTCCCATTGATCTGCGTTTTCATCGGTAGTCATCTTTTTAATTAATTTACCTGTTAAATCACGTTTTGACCAACGGGTCATAACTATAACTATTGCTCCTCCGGGCTGTAGCCTTTGTCGAGGACCTGTCATAAACCATTCATAAGTATCATCTAAAGCTTTTTCTGACATTGCGTCTTGTTCAGAATGTGGGTCGTCAATAATAAATAAGTCCGCTCCCCTACCGGCTAACGCACCACCAACACCAGCAGCAAAGTATTCACCGCCTTTAGACGTATTCCATTTACCGGCTGATTTAGAATCTGCTTTTAGAGATGTATCAGGAAATAATTTTTGATATTCTTCACTATCAATTAAGTCCCTAATTTTTCTACCGAAATTAACCGCAAGGTCTGCGGTATGGGTTGCTTGTATAATTTTTAAATCAGGTTTTTTACCTAATAAATAAGCTGGAAAATAATGTGAAGCAAACTCAGATTTAGTATGACGGGGTGCCATATTAACAATAACTCTTTTAGTTTTACCTTCAGCTATATCATCAAAGACTTTTGCCATCTTTTTATGATGTTCACCTTCTATAAAACTATCCCATAGGGTTTTTACAAAAGTTAAAAAATTTGAAGTAGCTGCTTCTCTATTATGCCTACGTTCAAGTTCTTCTAATAATAAAATATATTCTTTAGCTTCGTTTTCGCTAAGATGAGAAAGGTCAATGTTTTGTAATTGCTCTATATGAGCCATGATTTTTATGTATTAGATTTTATTCTATCTAAAGCTGATAATAAACCACCTTCAGCTAAACCACTTTTTTTCATAAAGCTTTTACCAACCGTTTCAGCCATTTGAGGGTCGACGTTAGCTTGTGTTGTTTTTCTAATAGTAGCTGCTTTTGGAACGTTTTTTAATATATCATCAAATTGTTCTAAAGCTATAACATTTTTATTTATAATCTCAGAGCCAGTAAACATAGGGTCTGCATCTTCTATAATTTGTGTTCTTTTTGCTCTAGTGGTTAAATCAGCAATTTTAGGTTTTAAAAATTCTGCTGCTTCAGTTTTATCTTTACCTGTTAATTTATTAAATTCTTTAAAAACTTTTTGCATAGTAGGTAATATATCATCTAATAAATTAGTAGGTAATTTAAATAATTTAGTAAATTTAGCAGGACCTACTACATTCATCATCATTGATTCTATACCTGTAGAGCCTACAGGTTGCATTAAAGACTCTAAACGATTTATCATTTCTGTGTCTTTAGTCGAAAAAGTCTTTCCTTCTTGTAAACCTATCGTGTTTCTTAGATTAATTAAATCTTTTTCACTTACAGTGCGACCTTCTTGACCAGTTGCTTTTAGTAAATTTATAAGATCTTTATCCCCATACTCTCTACCTTCTTGCATTTGTAACAAAGAATCTAAACGATTTGACATGGCAGGAGCTTTTTTAATGATTTCATTCATTTGAGAATTACTTAAATCAGCCATTAGGGGGATACCACGTTTTTTAAGCTCTAACTCAATTTGTGGTTTTATGTTTTGTGCTAATTTGATTAGTTCTGGTGAAACTTCTGCCATAATTTAATTATATATTAGATACGTATACAAAACCTATAATAGCACCTAAAATTAAAATAGCAAATAAGTAATCACCTAAAGAATAATTATTTTCTTTAGGTTCTTGAACATAAGCTTCATTAATATTAGGTGTAGAAGGGTCATCAGCAATATATTGACCTTTAGCTGTTCTGGCTCTTTTCTTTGTCGTAGAAGCAGCTTTTGCTGTTGATACAGCTTGAGCTACTGCTTTTTTACGTTGTTTATTGCTCTTTACTTTCGTCATAATATTATCTCCTTAATAATTACTAATTTCGATTATATTCCAAAAGTGGTAATAGGTAAAATTTTATTCGTAAAGTTACTACCGTTGAGTCCGCCCAATAAGGGAGGGTGGGTGGGACGGTCCCTATAAGCGTAGTTTATGGGGGTGGGGGGTGGTTATAAGTTAAGCTTATATTGGTTAAAAGCTATGAACCTTATACAAGCGGTCTGTGGTATGTAAGTAAGTACTAACTTACAGTTTTAAAAATAAAAAAGGGCAAAATTAATTGCCCTTAATTAAGCTTAGCGGTTTACACTAATTTGTAAACACCGCAGTCAGATAAAGCTTTTTTATAATGAGCTACTACCTTACTAATAGGTTGCGTAGTTTTAAAGCTCTCACAACTAGCTAACGTTTCTAATAGCGTATCATTATCTATAATAGGGCTATTAGATTTATTAGCTATATCAACCATACAATTAATAATAGCTAACACTTGGCTAGAACTACCTCTATAAGCTTGAGGGTTAATAAGCTCATATGTAGAACTAGATGAACCTCTAAAGGCAGTTTGTTTAACATTATCAAACAAAGCTTTTTTAGCGTCTACCGCCTCCATAGCCTGTTTAATAGTTTGTTTATCTTTTTTCATATTACCTCCTATATATATAATTGATTAAAGATACTTATTATATTAAGGATATTTATCTTAAAGTCAAGCGTATAAGCGTAAATAATACTATTTATTTTAAGCTTAGATTTAAGCGTAATAAACGACATATAAGCGACGAGGGACGAGTTACGAACGACGAGCGACGAGTAGCGATGCGACGATAGACGAGGATATTGGATATTGGACCTTGGTTGGTTGGACGATTGGACGAAAGATGATTGGACGATTGGACGATTGGACGATTGGATTGGATAAAGAAAAGGGATCCGAAGATCCCTTAATCTTAAAATGTAATTAAGCTATTAACTCAACACATGATCTTTCGACCAGTGCTTTTTGGTAATGTCTTATTACTTTAATCACCGGCTGGACGGTTTTGAAATCGTCAACTTTTTGTAAGAAGTCAACAACATCTTCAACAGATGCTACACCTGTTTTATTGGTACATTGACTAATCGCCCAAAGTATAAGCATCGCCTGTGGAGCCATTTTTGGTATGGTCTCACAAGTCAATTTAAAGGCGGTCACTCCCTCGGCAGATCGAACAGTGACATTTGGTTTTTCGAATTTTTTCATAGTTACTCCTTTTTAAAATTCGTTTATTGTTAAATAACCCATTTATTTAACATAGGGTATTATAACTTTAAAACGGCAATAAAGTAAAGCGGTTTATTATCTAATTTATCCGTCCTGTTTTTATGGTTGCGGGCGACGAAAGACGATCGACGATTAGTCAGTAGACGATTTGACGACTTGAGCTTCGACTATTTTAGGGAAATTGGATTGGACGAGTTGTTCAAGACGTTGGATGATTTCTTCTTTAGGCATAGATTGGATTTGTTGTTGGATGACTTCTCGACGATCGACGTATAGACCACCGGCTTTACCACGATGGACCTCGGCTGTGATGGCAGCAGACAGTTGACCAGTGTCTTTGGCTTCTTCTCTTAAGTCATATAGTGCTGCAAGATGAGAATCCATGCTCACCTGAGCCCTGTCTTGCAACTTAATCGATTGGTCTATAAGGTGATTTCGGACTACTGGGTTATGATTTAGTAACACGCTCCCTTGTCTTTTGGCTGCATTACGGTTTTTAGTATAGCCTGCTTTTATAGCTGATTGGGTAGCACTTTCACCTTTTAAATACTCTTTAACAAATAGTTTTTGTTTATTGTTTAACGGTTGCCAAATCTTACCGTCGGTATCTACTA